TCAAAGGTCGCCATCAGAAGTTGCTCCAGTTGGGTATCTGGAAGGACGAACCATCCGGAAGTGTCACAGTCGCGCCAGACAGGGCTTGATTGTAGAGCTGCGGCATTTGAGTATTCACTCCACCCGTAGTCCTATTGCCTTCAGTCCTCACCACATCGCGGAATTGCTCGGGGTAAGCGTTGACCAACTTGTCATCCCCCACTGACCTCCAGGCCGGCAGATCGGTGTTCCGCCAACGTGCGAGCTCGTTCCGGTCTTGGGCCTGAGAGCCGAGATTGATCGGCCTCTGAGACTGAGCAAAGGTATTTCCGATCTGAGCGCCAGCCCCGACAGTCACCGGACGCATTCCGAGAGGGTTCCGGTACATATTGTTTTGCATCTCAGAAGGCAGGCCCATGATCGCTCGGCGGTATTCATTCATCCCACCAAGGATGTTCTGCTGCGCCTTCATCGAGGCGTCTTGGATGATCTTGTTCTGCGTGATAGGCGCTCGAGTGGCTACACCAATCGCAGACCGATACCCCTGCTGAAGCGTCTCTTGCCCCCTGGGGAAGATGTCCAGAATGTCTCTGCGGGCGAGCGCGCTCTGCTCCTCAACAAAGTCCTGCCGGCGCCGGTTATCCTCCTGCTGGAAGCGGATGCCTTTGGTTGACTCCTGGTCACCAAACAGAAAATCTACTGCGTCACTCATTCGCCTTTCTCCAACTGCAGGACATTGACATCATGCAGTTCACCGTCCTTTTTGTGCGCCCGCTTCAAAGCGCCAACATTTACAAATCCCAGCCGTTTAGCAAATCCTTCGACGTTGGGGAAGATGACAGGAATCATTGCCACTAGGGACGAAAACCCTGCCTCTGCCCATACGTAATCAATCAACGCCTGCCCTATCTCGTACTTCAGTCCCCTGTTTTCGTGGGGGATGTGAATGTGAACCTGGAGCGCCGAGGCGTTGATAGGGTGAGCGCTCATCACCGCCAGAGGGTTTTCACCGTGATAGGCACACAGATACACCCGTCGATAGAAATTCGGCTCCCATGACTCGGCGGTCAACCCGTCCTCAGCAATCGAATCCCACACCGAAAGAACCAGATCACGGATCAGATCCCTGTCCTCGGTTCGCTGGACGCTTACACTACGTCCCACGTATCGCTCCCCACCTTCCTGAACTTCACTTCTACGTGCTGCGCCCAACTCGGAACGGTCCCGTTGATGGTCAGACCCGTTGTAGTGAGCGCCAGGGTTCCCGTCCCGGCTTGGCGTATGGATACCTCTGTCCCCGTGGGGAAGTTGACCGACGCCTCCGCAGGAATGGTGACAGCTGCGCTCGCCGCAGTGAATCGGATGACCGTATTGGCATCGCCAATGACCAGCGTATAAGGATCAGTGGCCTCATCCCGCACAGCAGGCGGCGCGTACTCGGTGAGATACCCCGCGTCATTTGTCAGCCCCGATACGTTGTCGCCCGTGGATACGTAGTTGGCATCGTTGGTCAGGTCAGAGACGTTATCCCCAGGCTGCACAGCGGTGTCAGCCAGCGCCCCCTGGGCCGTAGTGGCCTTCCCATCCAAAGCACTCTGCAGATCGGTCTGGTTGGACAGCGAACCTCCGAGACTCCCCCAGAACGCCGTCACGGCAGCGTTATTGATCGCGCTGTCTACCTCCGAGATAAAATCACGGAAGCTGTACTGCATGGTCCCATCAGGGAAGACGATCGGCTGGGAGACATTGAAGATACGCCTAGTCATGCTTCAATGTCCGCGATCAACTGAATGCCCACTACCTTGACTGGATCGGTAACTCGGAACCGATAGGCTGACGTCATCTTCGTCCGACCGAGTCGTCTCCAGATCGCCCTGCGCTTGTACTGGCCCTGCCGGCCAAACCTTCGCGGCCTTGGGGCGAGGAAGGTATGCCCGCCATCCTGAGACTGCTCCATGATGACCCTGGGCTCGGTAGTGCCACCCACACCAGACTCCAGATGCAGTTCCATGCTGGTCACGAAGAAAGGCTGCAGGTTGTTCTGGAATGGCTGTGTAGTGAACTGCCTGGGGATCTCCTGGCCGTACTCATCGAATACCGTATCTGAGTGTCTACCAAGCCGATTGTCTCGGGAGTCACCGCAGTACACCCCACCGTAGGCGACGATCAAATCCCTCTGCCTACTTGCGGTTACGATGTAGGTATTCACCCCGGTGTTCACTCGAGACTTCCGCTCATGCCATCTCTGAGTGGCGAAGTCATAGACGATGGTCGTGTCGGGGAGATTCCAGCCCACGAAGTAATGCCCGTCCGCACCATACGACCATGACGTGATCGCAGAGAGTTCAGCGGTAGTCAGGTCACCCAAGAGGATGTCTATCCCTCGAGTGGATATCTTGCGGGTCTGGTTGCCCTCCACCACCCACACCGCAGGTCTTTGGCGCTTCGCTGCGCCGATCCACGTAAAGGTGTCGGGAGTGGACTGGAGCGAAAACCTCGCGGATATACCTTGCTGAAAAAACAGATTGGATCTTTGGAAAGGAAACCCCGAACCCCCGATATTGGAGTACGCCTCGAACGTCGTAGTGCCACCAATGAACAACTGGTTGAACAAGACTACGGGGGCGATCACTTCATCAGGGTCAGACTCGGCAGAACCAAAGTCCAAGGCGTTATATGCAGTCCCGTCGTTCAGGTTGGAGACGATGATCTTTTTCGTGTCCGTGGTGAACACGAAGTAGCCGTCAATGAACGCCACCGCAGTCGGATCGCCGTTGGCCCTGAAGTCGGGATCGGTGATTTCAACCAGACCACCAGGCTCGGTGTAGATGTACCCCTTCCCCCCAGGAACCAGGATACAAAGCTGAGTGCCGTTCTCTGCCATCGAAACCGGGCCGGTGGCCTCTATCTCGCCAGCGATAGCGGTAGCGGAACCGGCAGCGTCCAGCTTGACCAAACGATTATCGAGGACGAAGTACGGGACTTCGTTCAGCGGATGTGATCCTCTACACGACATCAGCAGTAATCCGGCGGGGTGTAGTTTGCTCTATTCTGCTTGACAGCATTCCAGAGCGAGGCATGGTCTATGGCTGAATTAGTAAACCATATGCCGTTCGCCTTGAGGTTTCCGAAAAGTAGGCTTGCGTCCTCGGGGTCTTGAATGGATAACCCAGTCGCAGGGGACGAGCCATTTATGTATAGGCATATTTGCCTAGACGCATCCAAGGATTGATACTGCTCGTTTCCGTCCTCGTCGAAATAGTACCTATGTGCCACGCTGCTGATGGTTGCTATTGCGCCGTAACGGAGAAAGAGTCCGCCCATGAGATAACTAAACGCTTGCACACTCGGAGAGATGCTGAAGTTAAAGACGATGAGTTGGTAGTTCTTGAATTCGGTTGTTTCATCAGATGCTTTAACAGACGCCGATGTCACACCAAGACCGCCCGCCCGATTCGCAGTTGAGTCTAGGTTCCCGTTCCACTCATCTGCGGTATTGATCCGCATAGCAATGCCGGGGGGGCCCACGTTAGCCAAATCCAAGCCCCACGTATTCCTAAAAGTGACCCCGCCAGACCCTTCAACTTCTATGGTTGGGTTCATACGGAACATCACGCCATCCGGGGTATCTTCCGTCCCAATATCATCACCACGTACCAGCGCGGCAAAATAGATGTCGAATCCGCCACCGTTAGGTATATTCAGGTTTTGGAAAAAGTTTGTGTTGACGTGCCTATATATGAACCCGTGCTCCACACAAGCATCAAACGCAAACAGGTTATCGGAAACTACAAGGTTTTGTGTGCCCGTCCAATCATTTGCTGCGACAGCAGCGGGCGGCGCTTGTATGTCGTACACCCCGGCGTTTACAGGAAACAAATCGTTGGGCGCGATAGACGGCGTGCTTAGAGGCCACGTAAGGTTGTTCAGCCGCATCCCACTGAAACGAACTTCAACGGTATCACAAGCATAGGGCTGGCATTCTGGGAACTGTGAGTTTTCACCCTCCACCCTCGGCACAGTGATATCCTCGCCTATGTCCGTGCCACCAGAATCAGGATTATCACCACCCCCGCCATTGTCAGGGGTAGTACCAGGGACGCCGCCGTCCTCCTGCCCGCCGCCGTTCGTGCCGTCGAACAACTCACCAGTGATCCCGTTGACCGCTATCCAATCAACCCCAGGCGTGCCCCTCAGGGTCTCCTCTGAGATCGCTCCACGCTTCTCCAAGGCAGGGAACAGGTTCACGCAGTCCTGCGAGGATACCGGCAGAGAGCCGGTCCTGTAGAAGCCCTTGGCTATTGGAAGCGGAGTACGTGGCATCAGGAGGCACCGTCACCAATATCAGTCCCGCCAGCATCGGGGTTGTCTCCACCTCCCCCGTTGTCAGGAGTGGTGCCTGCCTCGCCTCCGGTCTCTTGGCCGCCCCCATTGGTACCGTCAAAGAGCTCGCCAGTGATTCCATTCACCGCGATCCAGTCCACGCCTGGGGCGCCTCGCAGCGTCTCAAGCGCAAGCGCATCTTCCTCCTCAATTACCGGGTAAAGGTTTACGCAGTCTTGAGATGAGATTGGGAGTGAGCCAGACTCGTAGAACCCGTCAGCGATAGGTAGCGAGGTCCTGGGCATCAGTCCACCTCGATCCGAGCGTCCGCCACGGTGATGTTACCGATGTTCGTCGCGTTCTCTACCCAGAGCTCCACGTACTCGCCGGCATTCAAAACCACGCTAGAGACGATTGATCCTTCAGCACGGGCTGTAGAGAGCGCGACAGCCGATGTCGCTACCTGCTCTGCACCATTACGCATCAGGAAGAAGTTCCCCGTCACCGAGCTTGGGCAGGTCGCAGTGAAGTACGCCTTCACCGTCAGCGTGTACTGATCGCCCGTGGGGTTCGTGATCCTTCCTGCAGATGTCTGCCGCAGAACCTCGAAGCCATCCGACACCCACGTACCTCGGACAAGGACCGGGGTGCTCGCCGCCGATATCTTGGTGACCTCAGTATTACCGACCATCCACATCACGCCGCCAGCATCCTCGGTGTAATGGGATAACTCATCGGGGTAGTCGTCGTTCCCCGTGCCCGTCGGGAGAGTCGGAGGATACGATGCCCTGATAGGCGCCTGCCCGATCCTGCGCAGCGCCCTCATGCCCTCTCGGGCCTGAAGGACTAGGGGCTGCGTTACCTTGCCGCCGTAGTCAGGGGATACCTCAATAGCCATGTTCGCCACGATCCCGCGAATCGCCCCAGGCGGGACAGTAATATCATCCGCAGGACCAGTCACAGGAGTAAAACCGAGCCGGACCCCGCGAGTCTCCAGGTCAGCCATGAAGTCATTCAAGGCATCGTAGTAGTCCTGATACTCATCGGCCTCGAGCGGGGAGTCAGCCGCCTCAACCAGGATGAGCTTCAGGGACCGATTCGCGAGGTCCAGCGCGGTAGCCATCAGTCTTCCCTCGGAGTCTCAGTGGAAGGAAGGTCGGTGGCTTCTTTTCTGGGGCGGCGCCTGGCCTTCCGCTTCCACCCCAAGGACTCACAGTATTCGATGATCTCTTCGGTCTCCCGGGTCTCGATCTCTAACCCGTCAGGCTTCGTCCACTTCATAGCGACTCCTTAAAAAAAAGGGGCGGGGCTCACGCCACCACCCCAATGGTCTTCCGAGGGGGAAGATTAAGCCACGCCGAATCCTTGACCCGCGAAGAACGGGTTGAAGCAGGCATACGCCGGCAGGATGTCGAAACGGATCCGGTTGAGGTTCTTATCACCGTCAGCGTACCGAGATACGCGGATCGAGAAACCGTCCTTCGTCGTGGCGACCGTGTCGGTCGAGTGCAGCTTCGGCAGCTTCACCGTAGCGAGGCCGAAGGCCTGCTTGTGGTAGAAGAGCGCCGGCTGGTAGGTCGTAGCAGCAGCACCGAGTACCGTGATCACATCGTCGTCAGCGATCGCGGTGTCGATGGTGTTGTACTGACCGTTCGCTTCCTGGATCGCAGGACCGGCGACTTTCAGCGTACCAGCGCCACCGGAGAGGGTGACGTCCTCTGTGACCACCCCGCGGAACTTGATGGGGTTGCCATCAGCGCCCAGGATCGTCTCGCGGGTAGCGAGAGAGAGGTGGTACTTGCCGGTGATCTCTACGATCTCGCCAGCGAGGATGGTGTCTGCGCCTGCACCGAATCCATCGACCGCGATGTCCTGGATCATCGTGTCCTTGTGCGCGACGTAGGTCGCCGTCGGGACGCCATTCACCGCACCAGCGCGGTCGGTCAGGGAGCCAGTGGTCCGGGTCTTCAGGGCGTTGCTCTTCATCACCCGCATGCCGCCGAGGTTGTTGGAGACGACAGCGTTCTGCCACGCGCTGGACACCAGGCCGTCTGCAGCCGTGAGGCTGTTCTGGGCCGAGGCCAGGTTCTGGCAGGTGAAGTCGTTCATCACGTAGTAGGACTGCATGTCCTGCGGTACGCCGATCGCTGACATCAGCGAGCCAGCACCAGCGACATCGCTCCAGGCATCGATAGCGGTGCCAGGGGTGCCGTAGGAGAGGCCGGCGTTCTTCATCATGAAGTTCGCGAAGTCGAGCTCCATGTCGGTGATGATGCGAGTCGCCGCAGGAGCCAGGAGCTCATCCAGCTGATCCATCTTCAGGGCCTGGTCTACAACATCCCACTCCAGAGGGATGGTGAAGAAGTTCTGCACCTCGGCCTTGGCGCGGCCGGTGATGATTGAACCCTTCGTAGACGCAGAGATGTCACCATCCGCGGTGCGGATAGTCGCGTAGTCCGTCGGGCGCTTGATGTATACCGTGTCGCCGGTAGAGGCATCGAATGCGTCGTTGAGCAGCTGAGTGTTCACAGACTTCGTGATCACTCGGTTCGCCTCGAAGGGCTCGAGGAACTTCCGCATCAGCTTTACGCTGACATTGGAGTCAAAATTGTTAGCCATGAGGGTTCTCCCAGGTTGGCGTTTGAGTCAGTTCAGGTCATCGGTGCTGTGGCCGAATGTAGAAACCAGCGAACCCCGCCGTAGCGGTCAAACACCACCCAGGAGACTGGGTGTACTCCCAAGATACGCCCCCTTTCGGGGGCTGGCAACTACTCGTAGGTGACCCCAGGAGGCCCCTCTTCCTCAGGAGATCCGCGGCCCCTCTCCGTTGATACCGGCGGGGGCGGAGAGCCCCTCCTCTTCGCGCTCCGGACAGCCTTCGGCTTCACCGTAGAGACCAGGTACGCCGCCGCCTTGTGGACGGGCATCGACTGGATCTTCTCGACCTCCGATAGGTTCCGACCCAGGTAGTCGGTGATCGCGAGCCCGGCTTCGTCCTCGAGAATCATGTCGATCGCCTCAGGGGGGATCCCGCCGGCCTCGTTGATCATCGTCCCAGCACGGTGCGCGTCCTCCTTAGTGAGCCCGTACTCCTTCCCGCGCTCTAGGTACTGCTCGGTGCGCTTGTTGAGCTCCTGGATGTGGCGCTGCTGCTCCTCCTGCTGCCGGTACTGGAGGACCTCCTGCTCCGCCTCCCAGCGAGCACGGCGGGACAGGGCCTGGTCGCGCTGCTCAATCTTCGCATCATAGTCGGCGTCGAAGGGATCCGGGACAGGAGGAATCACCGGAGCACCTGTCTCAGGGTCCACGGTCTCCTCAGGCTTGTAGCCGGTCTTAGACTGCATCTCCTGAAGCTGCTGCTCGAGGCGCTGCTGAGCCGCTGTGGCCTCCTCCATCTGCGCCTTGTGCCTCGCGGTCAGCCTGGCGATGATCTTCTTCTCGATCACCTCCTGCTGCTCCGGGGTAAACTCTACCCTGGGGTCATCATCCTCGGGAGGGTCTTCAGCCGCCTCGGGATCGCTGTCCTCCTCGACGGATTCTGGCTCCTCCTTGGCCTCCGCTTCTTCCTCCAGGGGACGATACTCGTCAGACTCGCCGGTCGATATCATCACCCCCTTCAGGGCATTCGGCGGCGCCTCTACCGGCGGGGCTTCTTGTGTTACCTGCTCTGCTGCTTCGCTCATTGATAGACTCCTTCCCGGTGTTAGCCCCACCGTTGGGCTGCGGCGAGTATCACCGCGATAAGCTCTTCCTCTTCCCTGGCGTTGGATCCACTGCCCCTCCTGCGGAGCACAGGCGGAGGCTCAGGTGGCTCGATAGGATCCCCTGCGTAGCCGAAATAGAACGGCAACGGGGTGACGAAACCAGCCCGATCGATCGCGTCAGCGCCGAGCGATGGGATCGGCAGCGGAGACCGATACCCGGCACGTTCACCAAGCCCGGCGAGGCCGAGGAGGAATAGCGGTGAGTTGAATCCCGCCACATCAGGCCGGGTCTGATCCCACCACAGGGTTTGCCGATGCGTCTGAGGTCAGTGTCGCCGTCCACGCTGAGGTAGCGTCGTCCTCCTTCGTCACCGTCAGGGTAGTGCCCGCGACCGACCACTTGTTACGCAGGAAGCGCAGAGCATTCAGCGGGCTTCGGCTATTGGTATCGCTCACAGCGTCCATGTCCCTGTTGAGCAATGCGTCTGCGTTCTCTGTAGCCGTAGGCAGTGCCGCAAGCTGTGTATCAAGGTTGGCCGAAGCCAGCCCCACCGCAGTGCGAACATCTGCCGCGCTCAAGTCGTTCAAAGCAGCGACGATGCCGGGGATCGTGGTGCCCGTGTCTACCAAGATTGCGTCCACGTTGGTGTCAATCGTTGCAAGCTGAGTGTCTAGATTGGCGGTTGCAAGACCTACCGCGCCCCTAATGTCTGCCGCCGAAAGGTCGTTCAAGGCGGCAAGCCCAGAATCCAGCTCTGCCTTCGTGGGGGCGTCATAGTCCGCCAGGGCTGCGTCTACCTGTGCATTGACATCAGCAGCAGAAAGGTCATTCAGGCCACTGATCTGGGCAGGAATAGTCGTCCCGGTGTCGGTGACAACATCGGCCAGAATCTTGCCAGCCTGTGATCCTGTGTATGATCCCGGCAGGGTGGTCGTCCATGGGTCGCCCGCTGATCCTGCTGCGTTCAGTGATGCGCCAGTAGAGCCTGCCGTAAGATGCCCTGAGATGGCCTCATCCCATACGGCATCGGCCACAGCGGCAGCAGTCGGTGCCGTAGCGCCATCAAGCGCCTCTGCCGTACTCCCAGCCACTCCGGAATGGTCAGCAAGGGTCTCCGTCCATACGGCGTCTGCAATAGCGCCTGCGGTGGGGTTGCTGGTCGGGATTGCGTCAACCGCTGTTTTGATCGCCCCAAGGCCGTCCGTGCCGTTG